CATCTGCGGTTACGGTATCTTCAGCCAGGACAAACATATTAGCCACCATTGCATTGAGCATCTGGCGGGCTTTGGCTGCGGTGATAAACCGTAAATTGTTGTCCGGAAAGTTGGCATTAATTAAATTATATAAAGCTGCTTTATTCATCTGAGGCGTTAAAATCGGTGGCAAATTCTTTTGAGTATTCAAACTCTCCGGCTTCATCCGTGATTTCGGCCCCGGTATTAACCCGGTAACTAAGCCGCTGGTAATAATCAACTACATCTTTTCTTACTTTCCCTGGTAGTACCTTCAGCGTCCGGCCCGGAACGAAAAGCTGATCGGCTGATAGTGAGTTTTCCGCCATCAGATCAAACAACCCCTCTATGCTGCCGTACTCCTGTAAAGCCAGATCAGGCAGGTTTTGCCCGGCGTAAATGATTGTCTGGCTCTGGCGGGCCTGGCTTAGCACTTGTTGCCGGACCGTTATTCTGTTGATGTCCCGCGCCTGGGCAGTCTGAAGTACAACAGTCTGGCCTGTGGCAAAAGTGGCTTCTGCCGGAGCTGCAAGGCTTTGGAGTAGCCCAAATAACTGTTCAATATCGGCATACTGATTAATGCACACATCAACAATGCTTTGGCCTGCATAAGCGGTATACTTATAAGTATTCTGCATTTTCAATTATTTCACCTCTTTCATTGATCCGCAATTCTTTTATCACCATCCCGTCAAGCTCAAACTGTTTTTGTATCTCCTGCTGCACGTCTCCAAACTGGTCATCCAATAAGTACCTGGATATGCCCACACCTACCCACGGAAACTGCCGGTAATCCCCTTTGTTAGCCACAATCAGACAGCGTTTGTGCTGGGTTGTAGACTGCCCAACAGCCAGATCACCACCGGCCGTAAACTGTAAATCAAAGTCATCATTAAGTACTATATCCCGCATCTTATTTTAGTTTAGGCCGGTTAAGTAAAATAGGGCTTTCAGTGTTTTACTTTGTCGTTTTCAATCTGCGAAAAAGTGGGTATTTCCTGGGAGGCCAGGGCACCGTTCATCTGTGTTTTCAGGGCCGCGCCGCCATCGCTGGGCACTGGTATCCAGGTAGAAAATACTTGTTTAACCGCCGTTAAATAGTCAGTAATCTTCTTGAGTTCACTGCGCAATTCTTCAATTTTGATGAGCCCGCCAAACTTTCCTTCATTGATGACAATACCGCGCTCATCTAAAAAGAAACTGGTCTGCCCAATCTTTACCCGTATTTCTTCAGCATCCGAAACCATGCTTACAAAACATTCTTCCTCCCGGCCTCCAATCATCGTTACCAGCACGGTACTACCCAATTTGGGCACGATCATTACGCCGCTATCCTGCTCATCTAAAGCCGCCTTCAGGCGTACATCAAATATCTGGGCTTCATCACCAATCGGCAGCACGTTTACTGAGTCAGTATTAACCGCCACTACTTCAGCCGGGAATGTCTCATACTTGACACCAACAATTTCCCGTATCCTTTCCCGTACCTGATCTGAACCGTTCATGAGTCGTTTAATTTTAAACCTAGTGTTATTTCACGCCGGTATCCGTTTTGTCCGGAGCTGATTGCCAGTTCATCCACCACGTAGCGGCCCGCCCGTTCAGGGTATGCAGGATCAGCATAGTTAACCACGTCTCCATGGGTCACATACGGAAGCCCGAAAGCGGTAATCTTGCCTTCATAGCCATCCCGCTTAATGCGGTTTAGCTCCTCTCTGGCTCGCTTCTCCAGAGTGGCTTTATCCGATATATTGTAGAAATACAGGGTGCGTTGCTCGCCTCCGGTATCCCCAAATTCAACCGTTAGCTTTTTGTTATCCTTTAAGATGCTCACAGCCTTTACCCGCAATAAAGTATCCTTTGCCTCTCTGTAGGTTAGATCAGTTTCTACCAGGTTTTTACCGTACTCAAAAAGCACTGAATTACCGTTTAAGCTCTCCGGTTCCAGGTAGCCAAAGCCCACATACAATACCTTCCCTCTCAGAAAAGCGAACAGGCCCAATTCTTTTTTGATCTTGTCTAAGGCCGTAGCTCCGTTAACCTGGTTAAGCCGGAATTTGGTAAGCTTTACATCCGGCACCCGGCCTGAAAGGGTAATAGGAGTATCTTTGATAATGAATTGCAGCACCTCTCGTAAAGAAACCGAAGGCCACGACATAGACAGGTTTTGGCGTTTGAGAATATATAAGTAATCTTCGCAAAGAATCTTTAGCGGAACGTTCGGCTCCACCCGGTGTACAAAGCCTTCAAACTCTGTAAATAGCTGATCGTTATAACCTAGTTTAATGGTCACCTGGTCGCCGCCTTTGATACCACCACCTGCTGATTTTTCATCTAAAAGAGCCTTCAGATTGGGCAAAATGATTGCTGCCGTATCACCAAGCGTTTTCCATGATGTTTCAATTTTTACATCACTCACCCGCCGAAAAACGTAATTGCCAATTGTGATCTCAAAGTTTAGAATAGCGGCCATAACCAATAAAATTCTCATAAGCGGTTTAATGGATTTCGCAAGTCGAACTCAAACGGCTCATCACTGATTGCAGAGATGCTATAAGCCTGCATGCCTGGGTAGCCTTCCATTTCGGGCATATCGAATGATTTAAGCACAATTTGAGTGATATTAAACAGGCTCAAAAGCAGGCAATCCACACTTACGGCCTGGTTGATCTCGTACAGCTCCCGAAACTGCCGTACTTCCCTTTGTGGGTACTCATCCGGATCATTGTCATTGATGATAAATCCCCTGATCCTTACCTCATAATCCTCAATGGTAATGATCTCTTTTACGCTACCGCGCCGTTTGCTTCCGGAAATGGCGGTAGTAATGATTTTCTTTTGTCCGGAGATACTTACCAATGGCTCATTCCAGAGCTGAAAGCCGTTTATTTTAATCGGCATAAAATAAGAGCTACCCAGCACGCTGTCCCGTTCAAAGCTGCCATAGGGCGGCTGCTCCGGAGCCGGTGGCCGTGTGCGGTACTGCTCCAGCACTGAATCCAGTGTACCCAGCGGGTTAAGGTTTGGCCCAAACCGAACACCGGCACCAGGAAAAGGCAAACCCGTATAGCCAAACGCCCGCTGGTACAGGTCACGCACATTAAAACTAGGTATCTGATACGTGTCGGACATAGTTAGTATCTTCTAACATGTTTGAAAACTCTCTTGATTTTTTGTCCAGTGTCATCAGTTCCAACTTGAGCAACTGAACTACCTCTTCATTTTTTTCGATAGTAAGCAGTTCTACCAGGCCGCGCATCCGGCAAAGGGTTGCCCGCCATTCGTGATGAAAGAACTGATGATAGACATTTTGCATAGAATTGAACTGGCTGAATAAGTGGCTTTTATTAATCTATTGATCTGCGGTTAAAATGGTTCCGTTTAAGGCTCTTAAAACAGCCTCATTTACTTTCTTCTCAAAATCATTTACCCCTTCCTGAACATTGGTTGCATACAGATTTACTGAATCCTGGAGCTTACCAATGTTGAGTGTGATGTTGATTGACTTTTTGCCGCCGTCTGTTACGTCTTTCAGCCCCGCCGTGGCTTTGTCATTCGTATTTAAAGACGTGCTGTTTGTCCTGTCACGTATTGAAGCTAATGATTCGCCATCCCTGGTGGGGGCTTTGTATCCGGCTGCTCCCTCAAAAAAATCTTTACCCGTGAAACCTTTCTGATACTCTTCAGCGCCTGCTAATGCCGCATCTGACATAGTTGATATTGAATCTGTAACAGCCGTACCGAGTTGGGAAAGCCCTTGCTTGGCTAATTCCCAGTCGCCAGTGAAGACAGCCCGGATCAGGTCAGCCGCGCCACCAAAAGCGTTTTTAATTACTAAGGCCAGATTTTTAAAAATGGCTACCGCCCCGCCGTAAAATGCAGCCAATACTTTTTGTGCCCCTTCGGTGTTTTTGATCCAGTCATAAATAGCTATTCCAACATCTATTACTTTAGTAAGCACAAAGCCAATAGTATCAGCTAAGACATTAAAAAACGGCATCAGCCATTGAACAATGTTTCCAATAGCGTTAAATACATTTTTAAGCACTTCTCCTTTTTCGCCGGAAAGTCCCAGTTTTTCGGCAATGCCAGTCAGGTATGACGACAGGATTTGAAACGGGCGTAAGGCGGGAGCGAATATATCGGCCAATGCGTTGCGGTTTTCAGAAATCCAGCCAAAGAAATAGCTTACCTTGTCAATCATTGTATTTAAAAAGCCAATAACCGCCGAAAAGCCGCCGCTTCCCATCATCCCTAGTTGCGTAAGTGTCTGGCTAAAATTGTCTTGTAAATTAGACCACTGCCCACCCAATGTTGCTGATTGTGCAGCCATGTTACCGGCAACGCCTTCCATCAGCCCCAATTGAACAATAGCATCTTTAACCGCCGCCGCATTGTCTTTTACAGTAATTGTCTGATCTTTAAAGCCCAGCGTTGCCATGCCATTTGCCCGACTGACCGACACACCAAATTCTTTCCACCGTTCTGGATTTGAAGCATCCAGAACGGCTTCAGTCAATTGGTCAAACGGCTTTCCAGTGGCGGCGGCAAAATCACCCAGCGCAACAATTTCTCTTTGCGTGGGAATAATACCCCGGTTAACCAGCTTGACAAATGACTCCTGAAGTTCGGTTTCCTGAAATGGCGTACTTTTGGCTACATCTTTGATCATTTGCAGAGCCTGTTGTGCAGCCGCGGCAGAACCTAAAGAATTGGTAAGTACTGCATCAAACTTTTGGTATTGCGCCGTAGCGTTGAAGATGGCCGTTGTCGCCTGCTTAGCTGACTCAAAGGCCAAAAAGCCCACAACCGCATTACGCACAGATCGGCCCAACCCGTCAAACGCTCCGGATGCCTCCCTGGCTCCCCTGCCTGATCTACCTAAAGCGCCTTCAGCCGTACCCGCTGCTGCCGCAATTCTTTGTACGGCGGCTGAGGCCTGATCCCTGACCTTAATAATATACTCGTATACTTTGCCCATTGTATTTATGTGGTTGTAGGAGAGCCGGAGCCGGAGGCTTTGGCCTCCTGCTGCCTGATCCATTGCAGATCATTCCATTTTTCGGCCCAATCGTCATCATCCAGGGCCGCCGGATCAGGGATGTGCATGTAGTACTGAAGCTGTGCGTTAATGAGCCGGATAAAGGAAGTTTCCTTATTTACCCGGCTCTCCTCTAATACTTTTTTATGCTGGCTACCTTCTGGGTTTTGATCTCGTTAATCGCTGAAAGGGCCGGAATGTAATACTGTTCATCGGTTCTGATTTCGTCATCCCCGCTGACCCAGATTGCATCCAATAAAAAGATGTTAGTATCAAAGGGCTGGTTACGCTTATTCTTTTCTTCTGCTTTGCGTACATCATCCCTGGTAGGCTTACGCACTTTGCAGCTTTTGCCGTTCACTCCTATTATACAGGCAATGCCGTCTTTTTTAATTTCGTAGTCAGCCGCTTCAAATATTTCAAATATCGAATCAGCCAGTGCCAGAAAGTAATCATCCTCTTTGCGTAGCTGCTCATCACCAGCCAGCCAGCAATTACTGATAAGCGTTTCTTTACCGGCTATTTCGGATTTAGCCATACTAATAAATGCTGCTTTCATTACCTTCAGCGAAGGGCGACGAAACCAGCATTTATACTCATCAATTTCAAATTCAAAGCAACCGTGTTCGGCTTTCCAGGCGGCTATC